GGCCGCCTTAGATTTCAAGTCCTCCAATTGCTTGTCGCGGTCGGCCAATTGCTTTTTGTACTCTTTGATTTGGCTATTCACCTCGTCAAATTTCTCCTTCGGAAACCAGTTTCCATCAGATACGACTGCTATTTTGTGTTCGCCGGCTTTAGTCGTCACCTGATTGTAAAGTTCTTCACCCAATAACTCTTTTAAATCCATTTATTATCTACTCCTTTAATGTTTTTTAACGTGTCCACCTCACGCCTAGGATTGCTTTCAGTTTGACCCCGAAACTTTTAAGAGGGCATAAAGAAGCGCCGAGAAACTCTCATTCCCGGCGCGATTTATACGATTTGTTCACGGTCATATCTCCGCGTTCTTTTAGTTCGTTTGATAAACTCCCTTATCACCGCTTGTCTTTCTCTTACTTTTGCCGCGGCCTTCCTAGCACCTTCCTCATCGCCCATTGCCTCAAGCATCGCTTTTTCCCGTTTTGCTTGACGGATGCGTCGTTCTAAATACCTTTGTTTTTGACTTTCGGCATAGCGTCTTTTGGTTTCTGATTCGTCATATTTAGGAAATCGTTTAACCGATAACCCTTCAATATATGGATAAAGGACATGCCGACAGTTAATGCCGCCGATCCCCTCGATGGTACCGTATCCCGTCACACTAAGTGGTGGGTATTTGGCGCTTTGGCCACTGATGGAATAAATGTTTCCTTGGAATGGAATATGAGATGGTCGTGAATCCGCATGACTGGAAATCTCAACGAGATCCACGCCATATTCTTGAAAGCGGGCTGTCTGCATTTCATTAGAAACCTTTGAAACCATTGACCTTGTGACCATATTGATATATGCCTCTGTCGACCATTTTCGTCCTGCTTTATCAACAAGTGCCGGTATGCCTTTCTCCGCCCACATCTCAGCCGCTTCTCTGAGCGCTTCCTGCGGCGTTGAAACGCCTGTCAATACCTTCCCTACCGTCTGATTGATGACGTCTATATACGCCTGTTCTGCTTGCCCTAGCATGGTTGTATTAACTAGGTTGAATATATCCTGTGCCTGTGCTTGATAAGCGGCAAGTATGCCGCTTAATACTGTGCTGTCAGCAATAGCCGGCGGTGGGTTGATTAACGCCCCTTGCCGGACGGCTTCTTGTAAGTCATCCTCAAACTCTTCGGCTGTTGAGTAACCAGCCTTTTGGAGCATTTTCGATATGGCGTCGATGGCCAAGCCGGAATGTTTTGCAATAGTGATGATATTGGCTTGTGTTAATGACCCCAATTCCGCGAGTTTGAGAGATTCCCATGAGTGGATGTCATCTTCGGTTAGCAACGATTTATGTTCTTTAAGTCGCTTGGCAATGTTTAGCAATATTTGTTCTTCAATCGCCAAATAAACTTGTACGACTGGGATGGTGAGCTGTTGCTGTTTTTGGTAGTCCATTATTCATTTCCACCGCCACCGATGCCGAACATATCCACTTGTGCCGCGGTGGCCGTCGCGTTTTCCTCATTGATTTCTTGAAGCCACTTCCGCGCTTCTTCCTCCGGCAGGTCATGGATACGCATGATAGCTCTTACCTTTGGCATTAATCCTGAATTGACCAATTTTGAATAATAATTGGCGTTTGCATCACGGTCTTGCGCCACCGAATCATCAAAATCAATGGCGACTTCATAATCGTCTGGTGCATCGAAAAAGCCATAAAGTTCGGCCACTTCGCAAATGGTTGTGATGAGCTCTTTAAGCCCTTCTTCAATAATAACCTCATGGCTGTTTTTCGTGCGGAATGTCTTAGAGTTCTCGCTCACTACCTCTGTGGCTGTTTTGACTCCCTGCCCGTCAAAAGTAAATGTACCGGCGCTAAAGCCAATCTGCATAGCAAGAATATTAAGTAGAGCATTAATGGCGTCGATATGTTCTTGAACACGTAATTCAACAGATATGTCAACGATTTTGTCATCATCTAAGTTTGTATTGATAGCTTGGTATGCTTCATCATTTGCGTCGAAATACCGGACCATTTGCCCGGTTTCCGGATCGACGACTGTTTTAACCGCGGTTGCCGGGACTATGATGCGTTTTTTCCCCAAACGGAATTCGCGCTCGAAACTGTCAAAAGCTGTATCAAGTTCTTTTAACGTATCCAGTGCGTTGGCATAGAGCGATATACCTAGAGGCGACTGCGTGTCAATGTTGTTCGCGATATTCGGTTTGAAGTAAACAAAAAGCGGCCTCGATAGACCCTTAATCCGCGTTTCTTCTTCTAGTTCCGGGTATAGCGTTGACAACGGTACTTTTACGCCCAATTCGGCTTTGGTGGACGATTGATAAAGTTCATTTCGGACTACATAAGTCGGTCCATCCCATGTGTGCCACTCCAACAATGTGAAATACTTATCGCCTTTCCGCGTTTCGTTGACGAAAACGCCTTCCGTCACTTCATCGGCGGTCTGAGACACTGGGATAAAGCAGTTTGCTGTGACATATGACAAGCGAATACCTTTCTCATCGCCGTATACCTTGATGGACATGCCGCCCATGGCAAACATATATTCTAGGTAACGCTGAAACTGCTTATAAAAACGATTCCGTTTGAACGCATCAATCACGTTCTCGGACAGCTGTTCATCGGATATATTGATGACGCATTTTTCGTTGAACACTAGCGACGCCATTTCTTGAGCGACAACCTTTGGCATTCTCATGCTGTTCATACGGTGCGTCTTTTTCCCTTGAAGCGTGAAATATTCGATATCATGCCAACCCGGATAATAGCCTTTATAAAGTGCGTGCCACATATCTATGTGGTTGTAAAAATCCTCTGATGCGATGACATCCTTCGATTCTAAAACGCTTTTAATTCCTTTGATTAAGCCCAATCTATACATCACCTGCCTTATCTTGGCGATTATGTTTCTGAACATAAGCTCACCGCCCTAAATAACGTAACGCTTATAAAAATAGTTAACCGCATATCGAAACTCGTCCATAGCGTGGTTAAAGTCGTCTATCGGCTTTCCGTTATCATCCCGGGAATACATGCCGATTTCTTTTATAAAGTTGTAGTGGTCATATCTATCGGTTTCGATTAAGAAAAATTGTTCGTTGCTTATAAGGTTTTGTGAGCGCTCGATGCCGACCTCAATTCCCTTAGATGAACCTTTGATGTCGTGAGCATTGTTGTCGGCCCCGCGGGTTTGAATGCCGATAAGATGCAGTTCTTCACGCAATGATTTACAAGCTGGATCCACAAATACTTCTGTATATCGCATCTGAAACTTTTCGATGCACCATTGAATGAAAGCCTTGATTTCTCGAGCATAAACAGACATCGCCTTCACTTGCCCTGTCTCTTTCCCAGAATGATAGTAATGAGCAACGCGATTCAAATAATATTTAAGTTTACCGTCTGCTCTCTTGCGCGTGACGATATTACAACTGCACGATGTCGCATCGGACTGCCCGCCATCGGCCACAAAATACATTTCGATGGGTTCGCCTTGAAGTGCAGTCTTTATATTCTTCTCCATGTCGAACATGGAGTAGATGACGCCTTCCGGCAATACACGTTTACCAAACCAGTCGCGCTGTAAAAGGTATGGATTCTTTTTCAGGGTTTCATAGATTTCTCGCTTTCGTTCCTCTGTAATGATTGGATTATCATTGATCGTCCAATGCGTCCAGCGCGTATTTTGAACCTCAAAAACCTCTTTAATGACCGGATGATTCGGCGCCGGCGGGTTTAGATCGGCAAGATGATACCTGTCTTTTGCCGCGAACGTCCGACGGAAACACTCCTGAATCATGTCCATATTCAAAAGGTTAATCTCACAAAATACAACGGATCCAAGGGACATACCAGTAATGGCGCCGACACTGTTTGCTTTGCCGCCGCCTTTATAGTAGATTTTCTTTATCCCGTTTGGAGTGTGAACCTCTAAGTGGTCCCCATGCTCATCATGCTTTATATCTGCAAGACTGCCGAATATATGCATCAATCCGGTGCCGTCGCCATCAATAAAAAGTCGAAATGCTTGCTCCTGGTTATAGGCGACGATCAAGTGATTCTTATCTCGCGTCCAAGAGTAATAATCAGCCATTCTAAAATGTCCGGCTGTTGTCTTGCCTGATCGCGGCGTTCCTTCTAATACATCCAAAGTGAAATCATAGGGACGATAAATAACCTCGAGCTGTTTCGGCGAGAAATGAATATCACTGCTGTTCATTATTCTCACCGTCTTTCTTCATTTGCTCGTATTGTTTTCGGCCTTGAATAAGTGCTTCAAGCAAGCTAGTATCTTTCTTCTGACCTTTAAGCAATTTGACACGCTCTTTGGCCAATTCTGTTTCTACTTTTGTTTTTTCGACGGTGTTTTGAATTTGCTCCAATTTCAACCTGCGCTCATCGTCTTCATGTGCCAATTCATTGAACTGTTTGATCAAACTCCGAAGTTCAGACATGGCCCGGGATTGCGCATTTAAAAACGTCGCTTGCCTATCCCATGCGAATTGGAATTCCCATTCTCTTTCCTCGCTCGTATCGCTTTCCTTGTGCTTTTTCAATTCCTTAATCAATTCATCCTTCGACTCGACAAACATTATTTTTTGTGCTCGAATTATAGCCGCATACTGGATCATGATTTGGTCCCATATAAGATCGGCTGGACTCTTTTCTTCGAGCATTCCCATGATTTCGATGGTGGCTTGGGGGATGTATTTCGAAAAGAAACCATGAGTCTCCGCCTTTTTATTTCCAACGGGACCGCCTGGCCCACCCTTGTTTCCTTTAGCATTGATATTGCCTTTTGGTGCGCCCCTTTTCTTTGTGTGCACACTTTGTTCTTTGTGTGCACCCTTTTCTCTTGACCAACCATAACGCTTTTTCCATGACTTAACGGTGTTCAGTGATACACCATATTTTTTTGCGATGTCTTTATATTTCATGCCTTTTACATAATCTTTTTCGGCATGGATATATTTTTCGGCCATTTACATCACCGCCACCTCCACCGTCTTATTTAAGTTGGTTTTGGAATCTATAATTTATTATCCTTGATCACTTGATAGAGAACCGTCGACACTCTATCAATCATTTCTTCTTCTTGCTCCTCGTATCCAGCTTCTCTAAAACAAGCATGAAGCAATTCGTGTACAAACGTTTGTTCTTTTCTGGATTGACATAAGCTGCTATCTAACTCAATGATGCCTTTGTTATAGTTGATTTGGCCGAGTGTATTGAATCTCTCGAGGATGCCTTCTACTTCTTTTATTTCATAC